TGTAACAGTATTTGTTAAGAAATCTCCGTTTATTACAAGATTTTCTCCTAAAGCATAGGCAGGTTTTATAGAATATAAGTAGTCCTCAGCATAAGCTGTAGGTGTGGTTATTATGGATGCTTTACGTAATAGGTTACTCATAACATTGTTTTAAGTTGTTTAACAATTGAATTGACATAGTGTTGTTTTCGTAAATTTGTACTCTACGTTCCAAGTCACTAAGTAAATAACTTACATAGTAATCATCACCAAAGTTAACATCATCAGTGGTTGAACCCCACCAACTATAACTATATATTTTTCCCCAGTTGCCTGTATTAGCTACAATGCTCATATTTTATTTTTAGGTTTAACGTGTTTGTTTGTATCCACATATTTTTCATTTAAAAATTGTTGTAACTTAACAATGTTTTCTTGTTTTGTTTTATACTTTATAATACCCATCCACCAAAATCTGCATTGCTACTTGGGTATGTATCATCTTCGGTATTCTGATTGTATTCAGGATACGTTGATTGGTTATACACCATAAAATTTATAAAATTATTAGTGTAATATTGTGCTATATCTCTATATTTTTCTTGTAAATAATCTACTTCATTTTTTTCAACCGTAACAGCACTTTCGCTAGTATGCTTATATACTCCGCCATTAGCTACTGTATAAGCAGCAAAAGGCATGTAAGTAGTTAAAGCCCAGTAAATAGTCATAGGCTTTAAATGGGTTTCTAAAAGCGTCTTATAATCAGCATTGGCAACATCATTAATTGTTCCAGCAACTATAAGGTTTTGTATTTTTTCGTATAACTTAGTGCCGGTATAATTTTGTATTTGCGTATCCATAGCAATTTCTACCATGTAAATAAATTTATCAGGGTCTACATTCCCACTCAACACCGAATAGCGTTTAATATCTTTTGTTGTTATAAATAATGCTGTTGCCATTAGTACTTATATTTTAAACTTCCATGGTTTGGTAAATTAAATGTAGCTTCTTTAGCTTGTTTACTACCCCAGGGGTTACGTTTATATGTTTTTGGTATTTCACCAGTTCTGCGGTAATTGCTTAAATCAGGTGAAACATCTGCTCCTTTTTTTCTACGATATAATATTTCTTTCCAAGCATGTCTGCAATAACAACCGCCTTTGTATTTAAAGAGATCATATGATGTTGCACCCTCTTTTGCAAAACCACCGTTTATGCCATCTCTACTGGCTTTATCAATATCTTCTATTCTGTAAACAATACCTTTACCTGAAAGTTGCATCATGTTTTCACAAAATGCTCTAGATTTGTAACTACTTTTATCCTTTTGTATTGTGCCAGCCTTTGACTTTTGAAAATACTGGTAACGTATTTTGTAATTTTTACTATCCAAGTCAGACCATTTACCCTCACTGTATGCTATTGGGCTTGGGTTATTAAATAAAACTTTTTTAATTTTACTTAAAGTGGTTTCTGGTATATCTACAATACTTGCAGCAGCCCATTCTTGTATGCTGAGGTTTTCATCATCTACTGCGCGTTCATCAACTAGTTCCCATTCATCATCTATTTCTTCACCTTGTAATGCTGTAAATATAGCGTCAGCTTGTTCATCACTTAGTTTTGGGCGTTGGTCGTTTAGTTCAACACCGGTTTCTTCTTCTGCTACCTCTTCATCTACACCTTGTAGCTCATCTATATCGTTAAATGCAAGTGGTTTTAAGGTTTTAAAATATAAATCTAATGCTATTTCATTAACTGCAAGTATTTGTTCCATAGAGTCAATTATCTGGTCTTGGTAACTTTTAATTACAATGTTATCCATTAGTAATGTTGCAGTTTCTATTTCATCAGCGTTGTTGCCTAGGCCATTATTGCCCTCTCTAATACCTAATAACATAGGTGAGGTAACCCTATGTGCTACTATTAATTTTTTAAAACATTCATCACTCAAATACTGGTAATGCGCTGGCGCGTCGTTTAATGGTATATCATCAACGGTTGTTTTGCTTTCTTGGTTGTTGTTAAATGCTACAATTACTTTTTCACCGCGACTACCTGTAAGTTTATTCATTACATCGCTTTTTATTTGTTGCATTTTATCAGGCTCAGGAACACCATTGTTAAAGTTCACTACCTTAGTTCCGCTAAAGTTATTTATTGTATCGTTAATTAGGTAATCACCAATTTCATCTTCTAACTTGGCGTAGGGCAAACCACCAGTGTAATCACATGGGCTATAATAGTAATGCCCTGGCACGTAAGGGCGCAATACGTACATTTCATTTTCAGTGTTATTGCCAAAACCAAATGCTGGTATGCGTAAAGGTTTATCTGATGGTTTCATTGTTGACCAATCATTACTATAATACCAGGCTTCTATTTCTCCGTCTTCATTACATTTTTCTGCCCTTAAAGTTTCCATTGGAAAATGCGTTGCACTTACAACTTTACCGTTTTGGTATGTTATTTGTAAAGCAGACATTCCAAATATTTTAAAATCTTTTATGTATTTACGTAAACAATTTTTTTTAAAAATAGTCATCATTTGCGCGTATTGCTCTGGCTTTTTATCTGCATTTAATGCTGCAATGCCACGCCCATAAATTTGGTTTGCCACACCGTTTATAATACTATGGTTTGTTGTTGAATTTAAATAAAGTTCTATTAGGTAATTAAAATATTGGTTATCATCACCGTAATAAACCCAATCTTTGTTTTTAAGTTCAACTATTTTTGGTGCAGTATAAGCTGCTAAATTTGTTATGAATAAATCATTTGTCATAATACAATGTATTCGTTTGTGGTTTCATGCTCAGTATATTCATTTTTGTTTATACTGTAACCCTCAATGTTTTGGTCTGTACAGAATATGTTATCTTTATAAATAACATCACTGTTGTTTAATACACTTATGTTGTAAAAAGTACCCTCTTTAAGCACTGGGTTAAATGTAATATTAGTTTTTAAATAATAGGCTTCAGTTGTAAATGTTAAGCCATTATATGTTGTGCTTGTATTGGTATCTTCATTGTGTATTACAATACTAGTAGCTGCGTATTCACGTGGAATAAACTTAATTTCTTGCGCTGAACTGCTAGTTGTTAATATTATCATTGTTGTTTTTTATAAAACATAAAAATACGTTTATTGTTAAATGTTATGTAAAAAAAAAGCCACCTTAAAAAAAGTGGCTTTATAATATAAAATTAAAAAGTTATTACGTACCGCTAACAACAGTTGTGTTTGTTGTATCGTTAATTATTGTTGGGTCAATAAAAAATGCTGGTTCTTTTTCAGTTCCAGTAAAGGTAATGTTATACCCATTTAAATCTCCCATTGCAGCTCCTGAAGCCGTAGAGGGAGCTACCTCACAACCGTTTTCTATTCCCGCTAAAACGTATCTAGTTTCATCGGCAGCACCGTAGTTATAAAATTCTACTACTATTTGCGGTCTCCCGTAACTAAGTAGTTTCATTTGCTTTCTAGTAGTTGCATCTTGCTTTTTAAGAACAATTGTTCCTGTTTGTGTAAAAAAGCTAGTACCATTTTCTCTAGAATTTTCATTTGTTTCATCAAACGAATTAGCACCTTTTAAATCATATTTGTACAATGTTAAAGCAGAATTAAAACCAGTTATAATTTCATCCGCGTCAAAAGAAGCAGTATCTAACAAACCACTTGTGTAGTTTATAAAATAAATTGCTCTAATTCCGCCAACGGAATCTTTACATGGTTCTAATCTACCTAAAGAAATATCACAAGACATAATTTAAAGTTTTTTTTATATAAGGGGCAAATTAATGCCCCATATATAGGTTAATATTTATGAATAATATACTACGTCAGCACCAACGCCAATTGCACAACCAGCGGTGAACCTCATAACAATTCTAACATTTTTTGATCCGTCAATGTCAGCCATGTCAATTACACGTACTTCGTTCCAGTCATTCATGAGCCCAGTTCCAAAGAAAAAGTTGCTAGATTCTGCTGCAAACATGTGGTCTGCAGTTAAACCTCTTGCTACAAAAATTGGAACACCGTTATAGCTTAAAGAACCATTGTTATACCACATTGTTCCTTTGTTGTCTACACCGTTTGCACCAATAGTAGCTGCAAAACCTCCAAGAACTTGTACATATAATTTAGCTGCCTTTGGGCTAATGTAAAGTTTTAAATCTTCTTTACCATATAAAGCGTTAGGGATAGCATCTACAACCTTTTGCATTTCAGCTAAAATGTTAGTTGAAGTTAAAGTTGTTCCTGTTACCGCTACTACACCTGAACCTCCTGCTGCTGCTAATGCTTCCAAACCGTCATATTCACCAGCCGTACCTGTAGCACCTTGCCAGATGTTAATTTCGTTTGCTGATGCTACTTTAGCTGCTACGTGAGCAATTAAATAGTCTGCAAAAGATGTAGGAAGTTGGTCAAATGCGCTATATCCCATTTGGATAGCATCCCA